GAAGTCTGGATAGTAATGGTGCACTTTCTTCGTAGTAGGCTTCACATACGGAATGCGAATCTCTTCACTACCCCATTTGGTGATCATGATGTTGTTATCGCAGAACTCCATAAAGCGGCGTTCCCATGAACTGCGGTAGGTAATGTTCTCAACGTTACCTACGTATTTTTCCGGATGCTGCGGAAAGAATAAACCCTTGGCTGTCATATTGTTCCTTAGACGTATTCGTCAAAGCTAGTGGATGGTGTGTCTACATAATTTATCAGTTTGCTATTTCCACTAGGAGTGACTTCACTCTTCAAACTGTCGAACGTCGTTTTAGCACTTGGCTTGAACAAACCAGCTGTAGCATGATTCACTGCAGGCACGATTGAACCCAATGTCGATTTTGTCAAGCGATCAATCTCTGATGACGCTGAAGACACAACACCACGAACTGTCGATTGAACACTACCAAACGCTGAAGTGATTGCGCTGATTGGCTTACCTAATGCATCAACGAAGCCGCCAGTACCATTTTGAATCTTCTTGCCTAGGTTATCTGCACCCATGACTTGGTTACCAAACTGGTTGCGTGTACCGATTTCCTTGTTGCCAAGAATATCTGTCGCACCCCAAGCTGGTGATGGAGTACCGTGAACAACTTCATCCTTGATGTACAAAGCATCGTAGCCGAACGAGACAGCTAACGAGTTACCTTCAGAGGATTCCATTGCTAGATTGTCGAAGTCGAATGATTCAATCTTCGGATTAGTGAAGACGAAAACGTTTTGACGAGTACCGTGAGCATAGACCTGAATCACTTCAATGTGGCTCAACACGTTCTTATTGCCATTGGCAAGGATACCCATTGATGCTGAACTCTGGCCATTGGTACCTGGCTCGTAGAAGTCCATACCAGAATCTTCAAACATCGAAGCTTGATCATAGTTGAGGCTCGACACTGGCGAATATGCAAGACGATATGCGTTGAAGAAGTCCAACACCTTGTTTTGAATATCGTCGTGGAACGTCATGTTCAACGCTTCATGCTTGATTGACTTCAATACCTTAGTCTTGAAGTTGTACATGTTAATTTCTTCGTACTCCCAATGCACTGTTGGCTTGTCAATCTCTTTGACCAAGTACATGAATTCACGGTTGATCGACGAGTATGGCTCATTGAAAATGAACTTGACTTTGAAGATGAAGCGATGCTTAGGAGCAAAGGCAACTAGGTCGGATGCGTAGCGAGGCGATTGCCATGCATGCTTCGTACCCATCATGCCATCAAGGCTGTTGAATCCTAGTTCTGATGCAAGACCACCAAGTGTCTTAACGGTCAAGCCTTTATTGTTGATCGATTGGGATGCGATATCCGCGAGTGACCCTAGACCAGCTTGCTTGCCATAGTCACCTACGGCTGCGCCAAACTGTCCGAGTGCTTTTGACTCGAGCGAAACGCCATAACCCTTGAGAATGCTGTTTACATCAGACATATAGTTAGTACCCTTATATTGATATATTTATAGAAAACAAAAAGGGCTACCAATTGGTAGCCCTTTCACGGAGTGAGTACGTTTACTTGATGCCGATGATCATATGGCGATCATACACTTGGCCAGGATAAGTTCCAGTGTACAGCACTTCACCTAGATCCAAACGTTTCTTGAAATCTTCGAAGTGATCGACTGATGTTCGCATATCGCCAAATGTATTTGATTGCGCAATAACAATCTTTCCTTTTGGAATTCTACGTGACATGTCATACACATCGTATAGCAATTCACAATGCGGTGCAATCAGTACGTTCCAATCAAAGCTGGTGGAACGTTCATCAACTGTCAGCTTTGTATCTTCGTAGTACATTGTGTACGGATTCTGTGCAAATGTTTTAAACTGCCAGCCATCTATGACCTTGTCGATGTTCATTAGATCCGAAATGCGTTCAAATCGTTTATCACTTACTGTGCTGTAGATTTTACTGATTTCACCTTCGTAGAATTGGAACATGAAATTGCCTAGAAGTCCTGTACCGCCTTCGATCACGAGTGCATTTAGCTTCTCATTAGGCTTGACTTTGTTAAGTTCATCAATGAGCCAGAACTTGCTCATCAATTCGTCACGACTAAGCATGTCACGAACTTCATTCAGTGACAGAAAAATTTCTGGCTGGTACAACATATTGGTCAGGTTGGTGATCGTTTTAATTCCAATTTTGTCAAACTTACCTTCCAACATTTCTTTTTGTTTTGCTTCCATTTTGTACTTTCGATAGATCTTGTAAATTTCGCTGAACTTGTTAATTACCTGGAGCTGCTCTACATCGCTGGCATACTTGATACCAAACTCTTCACCGAGATTAGCACCAGCCAAAACATCTTCAGCAAAAGCACCTTCAGCCTTAGTACACCAAGTGTTCAATCGCTGAATAGACTCAGCTGCATTTTGATTCTTGATGATGCCTGAAGATAGCTTAGTACCTTCACGGAATGCACCACGGAATGCATGGAACGGATCGGAGTTGAAGTGAGTGATTGTTGCTACCTCATCAATCAACTTCACACCATCGCCAAGTAGCGTGGACATATCAACAATGGTCTCGTCGAAGTTCTCGAACATCTCCTTGTGGAACATCTTCACACCACCATAGCCATAGGTTAGGCCGTTGACGGGATTCAAACACTTCCAGATGTGGACATAGTGACGGCGATCATACTTCGAGAACTTCACATCGAAGTCAAAGGTATCAAGGACTTCCGAGTCACCATCGACAACGAAGAAGCTTGAGGTCGATGATAGCTCAGCTGCCTTCTTGTGAGCGTTGAGGATACCTTCAACACCATGAACTCGCTTTGCATATGGGAATCGTTTGACTAATGCGTTCCAATTCTTCTCAGCATTCGGCTCATCATACGAAAGGAAAACGATCGAAGTGTCTGTTGAGTTGAAGAACGAAACAACTGCATCATTGAACTTCACATCATCACCAAAGTCGTATTGGTATTCTTGAGAAGTGAAGTGCGATCGATTCATTAGGTGAACACCACCTGGATTGATCTTTCCATCTTCTTCCATGCGATGCCAGACATGAACGTATGACGCATCGTAATCGAAAGGACGGAACTCGAAAGTGAATGTTGGGAGTGTGTATGTTGCATCGACCACATAGTAGTTCTCAGTCTCAGCGACTTCATTGGCCTTCTCAAATGCTTCGGCATAAGTGTCGGCTTTGACAACCTTTGGAATAGCGAACTGACTGATGTACTCGATCAAACGTTCAGGGCGAGCACCATCGATTGACGCGATGACAATATCAAGTGGAGCAAGCTTTGATGCGATACAATCCATGTACTTGACACCTTCGCCAACATCCTGTAGATCGTCTCCAGCATGGCGAAGAGCAGACTTTTGGAACAGGAAGACTCCACCATAGTCAAGCATAAAGCCTGCTAGTGGAGTGCCGATGACTTGATCGTGGCGCCATGCGTGTACATACCCTCGATCGAATTCCTCAGGAACAAATGAGAAATCGAAATCATCACTGACAATAAAGTCGTGATCGATGATGTAGAAGTTTGTGGTATTGGAAAGCTTGAGTGCTGCTTTGTAGGCTTGGATTCCGGTGAGAGTCGTTACGAACTTCTTTGCATAAGGAAAACGCTCCTTGTGCTTGTTGAAATTCGTAACGCTTCGAGTGGAACCATCCGTTAGAAAAATAACATCTAGTGCCATTTGGTTCTCTTATTATTGGTGACGTATTATACTCTACTTATCACCGCAAAAGTTAGAACACCTTCACACCATAATGCTTGCTGAAGTCTAGTGCGTCTTCCCAAGTATTCACCAAAGGCTGACCCTTGATATTCAAACTTGTGTTGAGCACGATTGGACAACCAGTTTCCTTGTAGAACGCTTCCATCAACGCATAGAACGTTGGGTTCTGTTCACGACGCAAAGTCTGGACTCGTGACGTATTGTCGAAGTGGCAGATTGCTGGGAACTCGTCAGGCTTCTTGCACTTTGCAGTGAACTGCATGTATGGAGCTTCACCAACAGGCATCTCGAAATATTCATGAGCAAGGTGTTCCATGATCACTGGAGCAAATGGGCGGAACATCTCACGCTTCTTGATTGTGTTC